AATATTTATACGATGAATTATGGCGCCGGCACAAAAGAACCATATCTGAATGCTAGAACCTTGATTACAAATGATACGCCGCATCCTGCAAAACTTAGTGTTGACATATTTGGCTTGTCATCCGGACAAAAAGGTAATAAAAATTATTTTCATTCTTTGCCAATGAATTATTATCAGTATACGGAAATTTTTTCTCATTTTTACCACGTGCAGCCCCCCGTCGACGAGGCCGCGGACGCTTATAACAAATGGACCAAGACCACGACGGATGTGGCCTCTGCTTGGCCAATCGACTATGAGAGCAGTATTACAAGCTGGAATGACACTATTGCTATAAACAAATTACAAAAAAACCTTTTGGGATTTTCTGATGCTTTTTCTTTTGAAAACAATCCAGAAACAACGCACGGAAATAATTTAAATGCAAAATTAGGAAATATCATTTTTCAGCCGTACGTACGAGTTAAAGATTATGAACCCGGCGCGCCGAGAGATTTTACGGTAATAGAATATAGCGAAACAGATGACACCGGCGCCCCATGTACCGGCGCGACAGAATTAAACAAATATGATATAAACGATTTAGTTGTCGAGCTAGACATGAAATTAAATCAATTTAGGGGTGGTTCCCCAGGATCCTTGGGGAATATATTTAAATGTTACGCATATGATTATGTTCCTTTATCTGTTTGGAGTTATTTTTATAATAATATTTTCATGAAAGAAATCTCGAATAACATCGGGTTAACGAAGCTTTATGAAAAATTTGGTTTAGATCCGTTTTTCGATAAAGTTAGTTTTGGCATGAGAATGACATATTCAACAGCAGCGCCACAAATGGTCGAAGATACCGACTTTGTGGACTTTCTAAACACTAAATCGAAATGGGTGGCGATGACGCCCAAGGCCTGGCCTACACGGGATCCAGAAAGTTTAAGACGTGTAAAATCGTTATATAACCATCGGCCTTATTATGTGGTACAAGAGCTGGAGAATTCATCGGCGGGCGGCTCGAAGGAAATGAAACAAAAAATCTTAAGAGAACTACAAATACCGATCATAGAGATAGAAAGAGAAATTAGATCACGAGAAGGAGGCCACTTTACTGTGGGCGAAAGTGATCTTTTCCCGATATCTTTGTTGGGATCTTATAGTAGTAAAACTATAGACCTGCCTGTCGACACGCCCATAGAAGAACTGCTTCTGGCAGAAAACTCGGAAGTGATGAGACACTTAACAGATAACGCACACCAGTTCTTCTACAAAAATTTAGCAGATAGTATACTAAAAGAAGTCAAAGAAACAGCAGAATTTAAATTAATGTTTGATTATCTGTTTCCAATGAGACGATACATGGCACTTGCCACCATGGTTGCTTCGGATGGTCTTTCTAAATTTATACCAGAGCCAACTGATGTTTTAGAAGAAACTAAAGGTTCGCTGCAGTTAATCATTGACACCCTTATTAATTCTGTAGACTACAAACACGTACCAGATCCTATAGCTAATATGATGGCAAATAATATGATGCGTAGTCAAGGAGGTACCCGCGGAAAAGATCCGGATATGACAAAAGAAATTCTAAAAATTATATTAACAACCCCTTTGCTGGTATTAAAAGGTTTCGTGGAAGTTACGGATCCGGCGGTTATTACTGCAAAGAGTATTATAGATATTGCTAACGCAATTCAGCAGGCGACTATTACAGCAATAAAACAAGGTATAGCGACTGCAAAACAAATTGTACAAGCGGGAATTGATGCAGCAAATCATATTATGCAACAGGTCGAAATGCAAATTAGTGCAGGGGTCGGATTTGCAGAAGCCGCAGTGGCCATGCTTCCTGTGATTACACTTCCGGATATCCCCGCGGTACCACCTACGATGTTAAGCAGCGACGAGACAATAAAGAACGGCACAGGTGCTCCATTGGCCATTGAGGTGTATGTCAACGGGGAACTAACGGATCCGCCGACAATAGTTAAAATAGACGTTGATGACGAGTATAAACTACCAGCCGGCCAGTCGACTGCCGAACCCGGATCCGGCTCACCTGCGATCACCGCGGGCCCTGTTGACTGGAAAGAATTGGTGATTCTTGCACCCAACAAAGATACGGATCCAATAGAAAAATGGGAGTTCAAGATATATGATCCTCCTTCATTTGGCGGCGACGAAAAAGCAGAAAAACAATGGAATGACTTTAAGAAAGAATTCTATAAATTAAAAGCTTTAAGAGATGAATATGCAGACGCGAAAGCTTTAGCTTATATTCCTAGCCCGGGCGACCCGAATTACGAAGAAAATAAAGGCACTTTGATAAAGCAGAAAGAAAAGATCGAGAAAGAAGCAGAAGTGGCGATCAGAAAAGCAGAAAATACTATGAAAGATCTATTTACTTCGCCTTATTTATTGCCTGGAATGTGGGCTGCCCTCTTTCCTTCAATATTTCCTCTCGGCGGCGGCATCAATCCATGGCCGGGAACTATACCTAGCACCATTCCTGGTATGATTTATATTGCCTTACTATTTATAGATGCGATAGAAGAAAAGACACACGATGAACAACAAAAGTTGAATGATCCAAAGTGTGAGGACCAACTATAGGAGAACAAACTATGAGTGGAATAGGACCAAAATTACCTTTGTCTAGAGACGATAATTTTGGTAATTTCGGTCTTGTAACGAGCTATGCAGAAGAGATAAAACAAAACTTTAAAAATCTTTTGTTGACAGCCCCGGGCGAACGCATGATGAATCCGGACTTTGGCGTCGGCCTTCGAAATTTTTTGTTTTTGCCGCGCGAAGCAGCAATTTCCGGTATTAGACAAAGAACCGCGGGACAAGTGGCTAGATATATGCCGTTTGTACGAATTAACAAACTGCAGTTCAACCATGGCGTCAATCCCGCGACTGCTGAAGATTCAAACGTATTGTCAATAATAATAGAATATGACGTGCCAAGCTTGAATCTGTCCACATCGTTGATCTTGCAATCTGAGGAGATTAATTAGACATGTCCAAGAAAGATAAAAAATTAATAAAATATACGGATAGAGAATTTAATTCGATTAAAGAAGGACTGGTTAATTACGCAAAAAGATATTATCCAGATGTCTACAAAGATTTTTCTGAAGCCTCATTTGGTTCTTTAATGCTCGACACTGTAGCCTATGTGGGCGATATTCTTTCTTTTTACTTGGACTATCAAGCAAACGAATCCTTTTTAGATACAGCCGTTGAATATGACAACATTCTGAGGCTCGGTGAACAAGTTGGTTATAAGCAGCCTTTAAGATCTAATTCTTTCGGCGTTGTGTCCATATATGTTTTAGCACCTGTGGAGTTGGTTGGCACCGGCCCGGATACAAACTATTTACCAGTTTTGTCAAAAGGAACTAAATTTTCAACAAGTGCAGGACAAATATTTACTCTGATAGATGATGTAGATTTTGCTAATCCGGATAACGAAATAGTTGTTGCGACCTCAAATGAACAAGACGGAAAGCCCACTGCTTACGCTATAAAAACTCGCGGTAGAGTAATATCGGGAGAAATAAATAGCGAAACAGTAAACGTCGGTAGCTTTACGAGATTTTTAACAGTTCCTTTATCAGATCCGGATATAACTGAAATAGTGTCTATAGTTGATGCCGAGGGACATGAATATTTTGAAGTTGATTATTTATCACAAGATACGGTGTTTAGATCAGTTGTTAACAAAGACCCTGAAACGAGAAGATATATTCCTAGTATCATGGTAACCACTTCGGTTCCAAGAAGATACAGCGTTTTTAATAGAAACGGTACAATACTAATTAAATTTGGATATGGATCGGAATCTTCTTTAAAAACCGACAACACTACACACCCATCAAATGTTGTTTTGAAGATGCACGGAAGAGATTACGAGACTGATTTGACAATAGACCCGTCAAAACTTCTAGAAACTGATAAATTTGGTATTGCCCCGGCAGACACGACACTAACAGTTAGATACAGAACAAATACTGCCGATAATGTGAATCTTGCGGCTAGAGGTTTAACAGGCGTTTCTGAGCCCTTGTTCATATTTAAGAGCGAAGCAACAAACAGCGGAAGAATAACTTTTGTTAGGGATAGCTTGGAGGTAATCAACGAAGAGCCAATTACTGGAGACGTGAGCGTACCAACTGTTACTGAATTGAAACAAAGAGTTAACGACGTCTTCGCTTCACAAAACAGGGCTGTTACTTCTGATGATTATGAGGCTATAGTTTATAGAATGAATCCTCGTTTTGGTAGTGTTAAAAGAGCGAAAATCGTTAGGGATCACGATTCTTTTAAAAGAAATTTAAATTTGTATGTTTTATCGGAAGATGCAGATAACAATCTAATAACTTCAAGCCAGATATTAAAAAATAATGTTAAAACGTGGTTAAACCAATATAGAATGATAAATGACACGATTGATATATTGGATCCAAAAATTATTAATATTAAAGTCAAATTTTCTGCTGTTGTCGACCCTTCGACAGACAGACTTGAGGCTTTAAACGTCGCTATATCAGATATACAAAGCATGTTTCAAGAAAAACTAGATATAGGACAACCGATATATATAACAAAGATCTATGATAGATTAAACAATTTAGAAGAAATAGTCGATGTTACTAATGTAGAAATAACTAATCAAAGCGGCGGCCTCTACTCGAATGAAGTATCGGATATCGAGCATAATATATCAGCAGACGGCCGAATTTTGTATGCCCCTGAAAATGTAATATATGAATTGAAATATCCAAATTTGGACATACAAGGGACGGTTAGATAATGGGAATAAAAAAATATATCGCTTCTGAAGACAATACAATTACGAATGCATACGGTGTTGATCTTTCAACTCGGGCAACCGGTTCTAACATGGGTTCCTCAGATATATTAGAGGTGTTCTCTATTTATGGCCAGCAAACAACATCTTCAGCAGAGCTTTCTAGAGTTTTGATCAAGTTTCCTGTCGACACAATATCGTCGGATCGAACAGCTTCGACAATACCTGTGTCTGGTAGCGTTAAGTTCTTTTTAAGGGTGTATAATGCTCGCCATTCTGAACAATTACCAGAAGATTTTACTGTTAATGTTCTAGCAGTTTCACAATCCTGGGAAGAAGGTTCTGGGTTAGATATGGAAACATATGAAGACAAAACAAAAGACTCTATCAAAGGGTCAAACTGGATGAATCGAAGTACTTCTACTAGATGGAAACAAACAGGCGGAGTTTATCATTCATCTTCGTATGTTGCCGGCAAAACAATGCCAAATTATACGGTTTCTTTCGCAAAAGGGTACGAGGACGTAGAATTAGATATAACTGCCATGGTAGAAGAGTGGTTGGCCAGCACACAAGAAAATTATGGCCTTGGGATGTTTTTAACTTCTAGCTATGAAGCATATACAACAGCCTCAGACAGCACAGTATTAGAAAACGCAGATGGGGTAACAAAGAGCTATTATACAAAAAGATTTTTTTCTAGGTCTAGTGAGTTTTTCTTTAAAAAACCGACTATAGTCGCAAGATGGGATTCTAGGACGGAAGACGACCGCGGTAATTTTTATTTTAGCAGTTCTCTTGCCCCGGCACAAGATAATTTAAACACGATATATCTTTATAATTATGTCAGAGGACAACTTAAAAATATTCCTAGTGTTGGAACTGGAAAACTTCTTGTTAGCCTTCATTCTGGTTCATCTGATGATACGGCGCCGGCCGGCTCTAAACTACTTTTAAGTCAGGGCCCCGCACTCCCGAACACCGTCGCCGGCGTAGTATCAGACGGAGATTTTAACGTGACCGGCGGTTATGTTTCTACTGGCATATATTCTGCTTCTTTTGCGTTTACTGGTTCTAGTGAACTAAAAACAATTTATGATGTTTGGTATAGTTCTTCTGTCGACAGCGCTCCATTTAACGGAACTAAACAGTATTTTACAGGCACGATTAATCCGCAAACTCTGACATCGCCAGGTTGGAATCAGTACACTCAATATGTTACTAAAATAACCAATTTAAGGCCAAGTTATTCTAAAGAAGAGAAAGCAAGATTTAGAGTGTTTGTGCGGCCACGTAACTTTAGCCCAACAATTTATACTGTTGCGAAGACTGATATCGAAAAAGCCATAATACCAAGTGCTTCTTATGAAATCATAAGAATGGTAGACGAAAATACGGTTATAAATAATTCGACAGGCAGCACAAATTATCATACATATTTGTCATATGATGTTTCTGGCAATTATTTTGATTTAGATATGTCTTTGCTGGAACCTGGATACATGTACGGGGTGAAATTTGCTTATAACACTTCTGGTGACTGGCGCGAGCAAGAAGAAGTGTTTAAATTTAGAGTTGAAGATAATTAATTGTGTAATCGTGGTTGGGTTAAATTATGGGTATAAAAGATTTATTCGATAAGGGACTTTCATTAAAGCTTATTAAAAATAAGACTCGGAATGATCTTGTCGAAAATGTAGAATCTCACAGATATGTCGCCGCGCATTCTAAACAACGCGATCGATTTACACCTGACGTTAACTTTAATACTGCTTCAAATTTTGCTCATTTTGGTTTAGCAGAAGAATATTATGATTCTTCGATAAAGAGAGTTTATCAAACATACCCATACGACGGCTCTCAAGCTGAAAAAATCGAATGGGAAAATGAAAGTACATATTTAGACCTTTTTCTTTTCGAAAATGAATATCCGCGCTCAAACGGCTATGTTTTGATGGGCATAACGTCATCTTTTACCGGTGATTTTAGCTCCAACGTCAAACTCTCTACTGCTCCACAATATATTTTTCTAAAAGGAGGCCCACACGCAGATTCCGGAGGAGATTACAAGAGTGACTTTTCTGCTGGTCCTTCCAAGAAGGGGGTCTCAAAAGCTAATATTTATCATACTGCCAGCCAGAGAACAAACAATTTAGAACTAGACCCAGTCAAGGGAATCACGACCGAATTTTGGATGAAGAAAGAAGGCTGGGCCTCTGAAGACGCGCCAGAACACCATGAGTATATCTTTCATTCTTGGAATTCGGGCTCATTAGTAAATTCGGGATCTTTGAGAGCGTACGTCCACGGCCAATCGAGCACTAAGTTATATGTACGCGCTGTTTCTGGTTCTACAAAGTTAGCTTTTGATCATAGTACGGGCCTGTCCAACGTAGCAGATAGCAAATGGCATCACTATGCTTTTACAGTGAAAACTGAAGATGATAATACGATCTCTCATCTGTATGTCGATGGGAATCACACATCAAAATTAGTATCAACCAGCACTATCAGCGCAGTTACTGGAACAATGGTGGCTTCAATCGGCGGACTTGTCGGACCGCTGACGGATACTGCAACCGTCGGAAAAGGCTGGGGCAACATAGCATCTGCTTCTTTCGACGAATTTAGATATTGGAAGACAGAAAGAAGCGCACAGCAAATTGGTAGATTCTTCCGAGATCAGATAGGTGGAGGAACTAACACCGACGACACTAAATACGACGACAT